TGTTTTAGATCTTGCCTTCTCCTCAGCAAGAGTTCCCTTCAGAGTTTTATCAATGGCAATAATTTTTTTATATATTTCCTCAAGGATATTTGATCCCGAACCCTCCGATACCTGTGGTGATGACTTTGATGTCATCACTTTTGCAGGGATCATAGTGGTCTTTGGTCTTATGGCAAGTGCTCCACCACCTCCGGTTGCTTGTTGACCATTTCCTCTTTTTACAATTCCTGTTTGCTTTTTATCTCCGCGTTTGAGTATTTTAGACGCAGCAGCTCTCCCGCCAGACTTTACCATCTGTCCACCAACTGCTCTTGCCCCTGCTCCTAGTAATGCTGGTAATGCCATATCTTATTATCCCAGACCCAAAACAGTAACTTTAGATGCATCTTTTGGTGCCGATGGTATGAATGGCACATGAGAAACAGTTTCTGAAATGGGTGTCTGGTTTGCTCCAGATTGTTGAGCACTATCAGTAACTGTAACTGTTGGAGATGATGTTGATGGTGGAGATGGTGGAGATGGTGGTGTTGGTTTTGATCCTATCTTTGCGGCAGGTGTTGAAGAGGGATCGTCAGACATTAATTTACTTTGAGCTCTCATAATGTTTGCGAGCATTTTAAGTCCAGCGTCACCTCCACCAGATCCTTTTTTGGTGTTACTGCCCCGACTTCCACCAGGTCCACTGGAACCACCAGAGGATGCTGTTGTACCATCAAGACTTACGGCAGGTCCACCACTCCCAATAAATTTATTATAAAAAGTTGGCAGAGGACTTGGTGGAGGATCTGTTTTTCCAACTTGTTCTTTATAATGATAAAAGTTACCTCTGTTTGAGAATTTGACATCACCTTTCCCCATGTTCCCATATTGACTGGTGCCCTTAAAATCAGTTCTACCTTTAAGCATTTTCAATGCTTCGACGATCTTTGCTTGTCCCTCAGCTGATGCAAGTTTTGCTGCTAATTGTGGATCATCTTTTGCAAGACCTTTATAAACTGCCTCAAACTGACCTGCTTGAGATCCAACTGCTTTTACAGTGTTTGGCCATGCAGGATCAGCGACTCTATTTAAAACGGCAGCAGCAACACCGTATTCATCATCAGTGCCTCTCTGTGCTTCTGCGCTAACGATGAATGCTAAGTCTCTATAATCTTGTGCAGAAAGTCCCTTTAGACTTCCACCACCAGATGTATCACCTGTTTTTTTTGCTTGAGAATTAGCAGTGATAGTTGCTGGTTTTGTTGGTTGTGCATCAACTCCATATCTACTTGAAAGCATTGCACTGACAGCAGCTGGATCAAATTTAGGTCTCTCTTTATCTTCATCACTTCCAGGTACGTGACCACCAGTTTTAGCAAACATCATTCCATCAATAAATGATGGCATTCCAGAACCACCACCCATGGCATTCATAGATTCCATGGCACCTCTACCGAATTTTTCAACGGCACCTTTACTCATTACAAACTCACCAGGAGTGAGCATTGCGGGGACAGTATCTTTATTTCCAGATCCAGGAACTACACCACCCCTGGACATTTCTTCTGGTTCTTTCGCATCTGCACCCGGAGCACCCGGAGCACCATCTTTTCCCGGTGTTGGTTGCTTATCATCTTGACCGCCACCCATCATACGACCAAGAAGCATCGTCCCACCAACAGCAAGACCGGTAACTGCTAAAGATTTTTTAAGTCCAAGTCTCCTTGCACCTTTTAATAATGCAGGTATGAGACGCCGTAATAGTTTCGCGCTAAATTTTACAACCGATGCGATTAGTTTTATTGCAAATCTAGAAAGACTATTTCCAAATAAAAGATATGCCGCAAGAAGTAGGGGCCATGTATTCTTTAAAAAGTCACCAATTGCTTCAAGTTTTCCCTCATTTTCAGGATCACTCATCCAATCAACAATTTTCATAAGAATTTTTCCTATTAGGATTGTTCCTATAAACTTAAGAATACGACTTAGTATACCCTCCACTGGTTTGAGAATTTTTTTAGCACCTTTTAATATGTTTTTAAAAATTCCACTTTCAAGTTTATCTTCTCTAGCACTTCTTTTTTTTCTCTCTGCAGACTTTCTCTCTTGGTTTGCAAGTTTCTTCTTAAACTCTCTATCTTCTTTTAAAGTCTTAAGTATCGAATTAACACCCGCTAAAATTTTCTCTAGAATACCTGGTTCCCTTTCATCTTCACCACCTTGCCTGACCAGTGCTCCTCCCTTTGAAGGTTTGCTTCTGACAAGTGCTCCTCCTGCTGATCCTGGTAGTGCTTTCTGACTCCGACTAACCTTAGCGACTGGTAATTGTTTTTTGAATGCTCCTGCTGATATCTGTGTCTTCTTTACTTTAAATGTTTTTTGAGTATCTTTTTTTACTCTTCTGAATTCATCAGTAAGAACTTCTGTCTCTTCTGATGAGAGTTTGCTGCTAGACATTCTACCAGCCATCATCTTCTCTTTGAGAAGAGAAATATAATCTTCGCGATCTAAGTCACCAGTAAAATCTAATCCAAGCAACTCTGCTATCCGTGGATCTATACCAGTGTCAGTTTGAGTCGCCCTAGATGCCATTCGCTTGTTGATGCTTTAGTTTTTCTTCTTCAAGATGCTGTTCCAACAATGCAACGTAGATGTCT